GCAGTATGACTAGAAATGTCCTCTCCATTTCTTAGTAATTTTACTTTTATACTTCCTCGGCTGCGCTTTACATCAATATTATAGTTATGTGTGTCTACAGAAAATTCTAAAGATATATTATAACCCTTGTTATATTCTCTATTTTGAATATCTGCTTTTTTGATATTTTTTGAGTTCTTATTGAACAGCACTTCTTCTAAAATTAGAGGTATAGAAGATTTACCAGCGCCATTCTTGCCGATTAACTGGGTTAAGTTATTTTGACTAAGATCTATACTATTGGAGGAACCGTAGCTAAAGCAATTATCCCATTGCAAAGTTTTTAGAGTAATCATGAAATGTGCCTAATATATCCTTTACGTTGTCAGATTCTAGTTCTAAAATATAAGTTAGATATTCGACTAACTCATCTTCCATACTCATTTCTTTATCAAGTATGAGGGCTGCTTCCGTTTTTCTCTTTATCAACTTTTTATCTAAAAGTTCAGAGTTTGCAACCATTGACAAGTCGGCTATATCACCCTCTAGCTCATATATAGTGTGATGGTAGCTTGTTTGTACCATATCCTCTTCCGAAGATACTAGCTTTCTTATTAATTGAGGCAGTTCAAACTTTTCCCAATTCCAACTGTTATTTTCTGTGTCTATTATAATATATCCCGTATCCACTTCTGTTCTGTGAAAAGAGGTAGTCATGGGACTACCTGGATATACTAAATTTAGTTGAGTATTCTTATGACTATGTAAATCGCCAGCAAATACTACGGGAAAAGGCTCAAACCTTTTCAAGTCTACTTCGGGGGTAACATGGGGAGGGATAGCTCCACGCACGTGGGTAAACAACGGTCTTCTTGAATCAAAGTCTGTAATATGCCAGTTACCGTGTACCTCACAGTACGGGAGTATCCCGAAGTGATCTTCATTGTGAATAGAATCAATTATTTCTACGTGATTATTCACCTCCTTACTCGCTTTTTTCAATTGTGTTAGAAAAGTTTGATGTTTTTTCGTGGCTTCGTGATTACCGTCGTATATAACTGTACGAACTTCCGTGCCAGAGATAAATTCAAAAAACAACTCTAATTCACCCATGGAGGGTACCCTATCAAAAAGGTCCCCTCCAATCATATGAAGATCTACATCTTTTTCTATTTCATGTACATCAGAAAAGAACTTGAGGTATCGCTCACGAGCCCACTGCTCAGGAACATTTTTTTGCCCTAATTTTATATGCCAGTCTGCTGTGAACAATATTTTCATTAGTAAGGAAGATCCTCAGTTTCTAGTTCAGTTGATACTTCATCTGGTACACCTGCGGTACCTGCTACGCCTTCTAGGAAGGTTTTTTGCTGATCCGTAGTAGGTCGAGGTAAAATTTCATCCATAGATTTCAATTCAGAGACTAGAGCTTGCTCGCTGTCTGTTAGAGGACGAGGCTTACATTTCAATGCTTGTAGCTGATAGTCAACGTTGTATACATTAGGACCTGTTTTCACTCGTCGAAAGTGTACATCCCAGCCTGTTTCTGGATCTGTGGGGTCTCCCAAGTCATCCGCGGCTAGCTTAATTTGTTCCATCAAGGTTTTTTTAAGATTGAGAATCTTGATTTCACCTTCGTGAATACACTGAATGGCATATGCCCATCCACAGCGTTTTTCAGGGTGATACTTCTTAACCCAATCTGTTTCTATATTATCAAAGGTTTCCGTTTCTCGATTAAAAGCCAGACACTCCATAGGAATTTGCTTTTTATTTTCGCCTTCTACCCAGTATACATATCGAGGTAGAATATCTCCCACTAAGCGTAGTTTGTTATCGCCGTCTGCATAAGCGTATTGCTTTAAGCTATTTTTTTGTGCAGAACCCTTTGATTCAGTAAATTTTAATCCCATCTGTTGTTTTCTCCTATGCGTCTTCAAACATAAAAAATATCTTGCTATCTTGTACTGTCAGAAGTCTGTTATTGTTTGTGTGCTTGTGAATATATGCTGATAAGCTAGTCTCGCCGGACACTCTATAATTACTGTAGTTCCTCATACTAGCTAGTCTTATATACTCAATCCACTCGTTTGTGGTATACTGTTTGAAGTAATAAAATATCATCTCTGGATTAATCAAAAATGAAGACCCAGAGAAATCTTTACCATAAAAAGAATATACTATATCCATCTTGTTTTTAGGTATTGTTTTAAAAGTAATATGGTGTATTATATTAAAAGCCTTCTTAGCCTTACCACCAGATTCCTTAACTATCTTATTCCAATCAAATAGTAGCATATATTATACCAAACCAAATATAAATTGTCAAGAACTATTTTTACCCATGTTGAGTATTTTATAGCCTTGTTTTAAGTAATAACCCTTACGGTTATTAGCCTGCTTGCGAGCCGTATTACCTGTTAAGTTTATATCAATTATTACTGGGTCTTTCTTGTCTTCTCGTACCCGTATAACCCTACCTATAAGCTGTGTAAGTAGAGGCTCGTTATTAACTGGAGTACCTAATATCAGACAACTAAGCTCATCTATAGATACTCCCTCTGAAAATATAGATTGCGTACCAAAAAGAATTTTTTTATCCTTTTTAATTTCATCCATCAGAGTTAGCCTATCCTCTTGAGGAGTCTGTCCTGTTATTACAATTCCTATATCTCCTACTAGATTGCAACACTTTTTAAGTAACTCGACTCTATCCGCAACTACTAGTACTTTGTGACCTTTTGTAGCGTAGACACTAGCTAGCAGCGCTAAAAAATGTTGATATTCCTCATTATATGCCAGATTATTGACTTTCTTAGCCCAAGGAATGCCCATTCCATCCATAAACCTAATCTCACTATCAAATATATGAATACTGGGTGGCATATAGTTTTCTTTAGGAGGCATATATACAGTAGGACTAAAAAAGTCTCTAAATAATACATGTTTTCCATCTTTTCGTTCTATAGTACCAGACAGTCCTATCTTATATCTAGCTTTTGATTTATCAATTATATTTTTAAAAGTCGGGCTAGACACATGATGCATCTCATCTAGTATAATTGTACCAAATTCATCAATTATGTTGGGTACTCTCTTTGTTAGAGTTTGTACATTACCTATGACGATTGGACCAGTTGTATCAAACTTTCCACTACCAATTATTCCAGGATTAATACCAAAAACCTTTTGAACTTCTTTTTCCCACTGGTTTCTTAGAGCTACGGTATGAACTATTACTAAGGTTTTCTGCTTGAGCTTAGAAGCTATGGCGAGACCTGTAAAAGTTTTGCCCCAGCTAACCCACGCATTTATTATGCAGTTGTCATCTACGCTATCGTATACCTCTTTCTGGCTATCTCTCAAAGAAAACTTAAACTCAGGAAAGTTTACAGGTCTTTCCACCCTTTTATCTACTATTTCGTATCCGTTTGGAATAAGGTCTACTCTACCAGAAGGTATACTAACCAATAATCTTTTCAATCTACCCATATTTTTAATTATAGTAGGAGGGTCCATAGGGTTGTACGTAGGAATACGGTAAGTAAGCTCTTCGTCGATGGCTGAGACTTGCTCGTCATTTTCAAGAGATAAATATATTCTGTCGGATATAACTGCTTTCATATTTTTCTTTTAGTATCTTTCTTTTTTTCTTCGCAAAATTCGTACAGAATCCAAGGATAACTACCGTTATACAGGATACCTGCCCACTTCATGTAAGATAGAGGAGGTCTTAACACAGTAAAAGGAGAATTTATCCCTTTTACCCATATTAAGCAGGCAATATCTCTGTCCTCTACTTTAGTTATCTTATGGTATTTTAGATCAACTACCAGCGTCTTGTCGTAGGAAAATATCTCTCCTGTAGAGTCTATAAATCTTCTATAGCTAGATTTTAGCATGGAAGGTATATCATGGATTGCTTTAGTAAGAGCAAACTTAGTAGGATAAGAAGACCGCAGCCTTCTTATTCCTAATCTCACATCGGAAACGTTCTTATCATCTAAACACTGACCATCTAAAAATACTACTCCATCTTTCTCTTCTATAAAAGCATCTTTAGGAAGTACAAATAAAGGAAACTGTGCGTTAAATATTTTGGTATTCTTTCTCAAACTTACCAAAACTGTAGTCCTCTCCGATATCAAAGTCACACCCTACAGGCGCATTTTCAATATGGCACCCTGCTCTGGGCTTTTGTACGTACTGCATTAATCTTTCACAATACAAGTCTACCTCATCTTCAGGCACTTCTGCCAGAATCGAGTCATGGACTAGCGCAAATATCCTACTTTTTAGACCGTTAGACTTAATGAACTTATGCATATCTATAGCGCCTAATAAGTTAATATCACTAGCGGCAGATTGCACTAAAAAGTTAATACCAGACCTAACTTCGTGGCTGGCTACTCCCTTGTCTGTAGAGAATACATTAGGCAATCTCCTCTTTCTTCCAAATACAGAATAAATAAAACCTTTTTGTGCTATTTCCGCCTGTTTGGTAGTTAGCCAGTCTCGCAGCTTACTAAACTGATTAAAGTAATCATCGATTACCTCTTGAGCCTCTTGCTTAGAGAAATACTTTCCTGAATCTTTAGTGACTTGAGCACTAATCTTAGAGGCCCCCGCTCCGTACATAATTCCAAAAGTAACGGCCTTAGCTGCTTGGCGTTGTGTAGAATACAGCGAGGCAACCTCATCTACATCACAGGGTAGTCTAAATACCACTTTTGCAATAGTAGAGTGGAAGTTTCCTCCTGATCTGAACACGTCTTGCAGTTTCTTATCTTTGGCTAAAACTGCGGCAACATATACTTCGGCGGTAGTTAAGTCCATAGCTACGATCTTATGTCCTGCGGCAGCTTTTATACAACCTTTAACTGCTGGATTATCTCTCGGAAGCTGTTGCATATTTAGCTTACCGGAGCTTGTAAGTCTGCCACTGGTAGTTCCATGCAAACTAAAATTAGTTCTAAGGCGACTGTCTCTATCTAGCTGAGGTATAATTTTATCTAAGTAAGTATTCTTTATCTTACCCTTTTGTCGTATACTAAGAATATGTGCCGGAATCTCGTGCTCTTCCGCAAGAGTTCCTAGTACTTCTGCATCGGTAGAGTGTGCTCCTGTTCCCGTTTTTTTGCCCGTAGGCTTAAGGCCTATATGGTCAAATAACAGCTTTCTTAACTGAAGGGTACTATTAGGATTAAACTCTTTATCCTGAAACGCTTCAAACGCAGATACTTCTTTGTAGGAGTATAGCCCTTTCATTGCATGTTCTATATCATTACTCATTATTTCTTGAGCAAGCAGTAGCCTTTGTCGGTCAAAAGGTACTCCATTTTCCTGTATATCTGTTAGAAATCTCATGCCTGGAATAAGAAGATGTCTATATACTCTTCGAATGTTTACATCGTCATTCAACTCTTTGATTAGTATATCATATAGTAAAAAGGTTACTGCAGCGTCAATTGCAGCATACACTTGTATGATGTCAAAAGGGATCATGCTAAAATTAAAATCACCGCGTAGAATTCCATTCTTCCTACAATGATCTTCAATAAAATCATACATAGGCTTTTCATAGTCACCATATTTAGTGTGTTTTATAGCCAACTGCTTTAACCCGTGATTTCCAGGAATCTCATTCAACATGTAGTGTATTAGCATTGTATCCTCAATATCAGGAAAATCAAAGCCAAAGTGGTATTCTAGCATTGCTAGGTCAAACTTAGCGTTGTGCATAACTACTTTTTTCTTATTGAATAGTTCCTGCATTTTCTCTGCTACTACATCATCTACGTAGTCGGTGTCTATGTATACAGCCGTGTCAGGCTCGCAGCACATACTAATTCCAAGAATATGACCGTTTCTTGGATACAAAGCAGTTGTTTCAGTATCAACTGCAACATGGGGGTAGTCACTATCTATAGCTTTACATACCCAATCGTACGCCTCTTGAGTATCTTGGATTCCGTAAAATAGGCTTTCATTAATCTTCTCTACTGTCAAGTCTCCGGAGATATAGCCCTTCAACTTGCTTACGGAGTCATTCCATACAGGGCGTGCCTCTGGTTTAAAAGCCAGCATTCCTGGACTAATGATAGGAATAAACTTATCTTGAATAAGCCTACCCGTATGTTCTGTAATTGAACGTTCCTTAGTAAAGTACTCTAAAGTCTCTCCGCCAACTAATATGATATAATCATATTCCGAAGTATTTATGTCTATATCTACGTCTTTTCGTAGTACTTTTTTCTTAGATCTGTCTGAACACAAACTAAACCTATCGAACTCGAAGTCATTATCGAACTGTCGTACAAAGTCTGTCTTGCTTGGAGTCTTTTCAATCAAGGCTACTCTAGCTGTCATATAAATATTCCTCTAATTTCTGCACTCGTCCTAAAGATAAGTCTCCTGGATCAGTTCCTTTACCTATAGGTATCCTCTTTACTGTTAAGCCAACCTTCTCACCTAAATCCATTACTCTTTCGGTGGCCTTTTCTCCTGCCTCGTCCCCATCGAACATAGTGTAAACGGTTGTAACTCCTACTACTTTGAGTAAAGACATTTTATAACTGTCAAAATTATTTGTACCAAATATGCAAATAACATTGGACAAACCTTTGTCAATTAAATTCAAGCAATCAAATATACCTTCTACAAGGATAACACTTCCTTGAATCACACCAAAGTCTCCTGGAAATAAGGGGAGTTTTACTCCTCGTGGGTGGATTCTATACTTAGGAGTGATGGTACTATCAGTCGCTCTCCCTATGAAAGCCCTAATCTTCCCCGTTATGTCGTAGATAGGAAATACTATCCTGCCTGCGTATTCTGGCTCTACACTGGTAAATGCTCTATACTTTTTAATTGTAGATGCAGAAATACTTCTGTATCGCCCTATGAAGGGCGTATAGTTACTCGGCATTTGTAGCCCTATATTGTCTGCCCGAATACTTAAAATCTTATCCTGTAATCTTTTTCTTTGCAAGTCTCTTTGATTTACTGATTCTCCAAAGAACTTAAAAACACTACCTTTAAAGCCACAACTAAAGCAGTTCATCACCCCGCTGACTTTATTGACTCGAAGGGATGGGTTTCTGTCCTCATGGTCAGGATTTAGACATCTAATTAAATAGTCCTGACCAGAGTGTTTGTAAGCTACTTTCTTTTTTGTTAATAACTCTTCTACTTCCACTGTTATTCTCCGTCCTCTAGGTCTGCTGCAAGTCTATCTCTTTGTTTAGGACTCATAGCGGGAGTAGGCCCGATTTTTAGCGTCTGCCAATCCATTTCACTAGTAAAATCAGTCATCGGGCCATTCCTCATTTTCTTACACTCAAAAGTTATACAAGCATCCTCAGGCTCCCATGTCTCCAGGGAGTAAGCTGAGTCTGCCGCATCTAATATGCCTTTTGCGAAGCGTGCTTCGCCAGTTGCATCAGTTTGGTACGGAGACAGAACCAAAATGCTATGCTCTTGGGCATACTGCTTTAGTGCCTTACTTACCTCTATTTGCTCAGTCCAATCGTACTGGCCATTGCGGCTAGGCATATTGGACCTTTTTACTTGATTTAAGTAATCAACTATAACTACAGTAATGTCCTGTGTAGACACCCTATGCTCTATTTCTGACTTAATTTTAGCCAGAGTTAGCGCAGGATCGTACACAATATCCATCTGAACGTCTCTTCTTAGAGGCAGTCTTGTAACTTCTTTTTGAAAAGAAGCAAAGTCTTTTGATACCAAATACTTCTCTAGTGCCTCATCGGATCTTTCAAACCTTCCGGCCTGAAATTTAGCAAGAACATCTAGCTCAGCTTTTGTAATCATTCGAGAGTTCAGTCTCTCTAAAGGGATTTCTGTAGCTATAGATACCATTCGTCTAAAGACCTGCTCTTTGCTCATTTCAATACTGAAATACAAAGAGCTGTGGCCTTGTAGATACTGGTTAACAGCTATATTACTACAGGTGAACGACTTACCAGAGCCGCGTCTGCCGCCTAACAGAACGAGATCTTGTTTAGCAAATCTTAGTGCAGTATCATACTCATCATTAAGTCCAAGACTAATATAGTTCTTGAGTTCGTCTTCAGTCTGGAAAAGCTCAATCTTTTGCATACTTACAGATTCAATGTCTAGTTCTACACTATCTCTGACTGTTAAGATTATGTTTTCCATAGCTTCTAAGTTTTCTTCTGCCCTAGACATAGCTATGGATTTATCTAAGTACCCGTCAATCTCCCCCAAAATTAAATCCTGGGTGTACTCATTTTTTAGATACTCCAATAAAAGGTGTGGCTCAGAGTCTACTTCGGTAGATTCTAGAGCGGTAATTTTCTCTTTTACTTCTCTGCTGGGTACACTAAGTTTGAGATCGTCGAACGAGGGAAGAGAGTTCTCTAAGTCAAAGTGCTTAGAGATAGCGCCGTAAATTGAATGAAATTCTTTAGGTAAATACTCAAGCCGTAAGCTGCCCCAGGTTTCTATATCCTGTTCCCTGATAATAGAACTGATAAGAGCAGTGGCAATATTCATATAGCTGTATACATTATTTAGGCGAAAATAAAGGTGGAGTACGAATGCACCCCACCTCTAAGAGAAAAAAAAAGCGGTATATTAGTTTACTGCTTCTTTCTTGCTTGGGTAGTCTGCTACTTGCAGGCCACGACGGGTAATCATGGTTTTTACACCGCGAACCGTCTTACCAATTTCTTCAGCAATTTGATCTACAGTCATCTCGCTAAGGTCACCCAAAGATTCTAAAATATCTGCTGCGGAGCCTTTCAGGTCACGCTGAGCAGGAATAGCCGCAATCTGCTTAGAGCGTAGAAGAGATAGAGCCTTTCCTCGAATAGAATTTACAGGACGGCTTAGAGCGTCTGCAATATCTTCAACGAAAGCGCCGTCTGCAACCATAGCCAAAAAGGTTGCTTCTTCTTCATCGGTGTAGGTCTTAGTACTAGCAGGCTTTTCAGTAGGACGAACATGTTCCGTCAACTCCATGCTAAGAACCTTGCCTTGGATAGATTTTGCAGAGTATTTGCCACTAGCAAACGTATCTGCAATCTCGCCATAAGTATACTCACCAGAATTACTTACTACGAACTCTCGTAGAGTTTCTTCTTCTTCTGCATTAAAAGCTCGGACAGAGCCAGTAGCTGCAGGTTCTACTTCAAAGCCCATTTTGCGCAGCTTGCTAGAAACCGAACGGGTGCTAGTTTCTAGACTATCTGCTGCTTCAGCGATAGTAGCTTGGGAAACAGGTGATTCATCACCGACAAAATTAGTGAGCGTGTCGGTTCGCTCATCAGTCCACTTAGGTACTGCCATGTTAAATCTCCAATAAGTCTTTGATATCTGTTACAATACATATTCCCATTGATTCTGCTTTATTTGTTTTTGCAGAGGCAATGTCACTTTCATTAACTAAAAAAGCTGTATCTTTAGTAATAGATGTTTTTACTGTATAGCCTGCTCGCTGCAATGCTCCTTTTGCTATCTCTTTTGTTTTAAAAGATGTTAGCTTTCCGGATATAACAACTACAGGACCTACAGCGGTTGGTTTGGTAGAGGTTTGCCATGTAAAAGGCATATCTCTGTATTTATGCACAAAGTCGGTTGTAAACCACTGCATAAAATTTTGTATCGTTTTGGAACCTAGACCTGCCTCAAGTAGTTTTTGCTCTGTTATGTCTTCCATAGTATTAATATGAGAGCATAGTTTCTCTGATGCAGTTTTACCAAATAAAGGTATAGAAAACGATCCTAAAAGGGTTTGTAGATCTGCTGACTTACTATTTTCGATCTGAGTAAGTAGCTTATCTGCTAAGGCTGTGCTACTGAGTTTGGTAATAACATCTTCTCTGTTTAGTGCGTAAATATCATGGATATCTGTCAACTCTAACTTAGATATAGTAGCGGGACCTAGCCCTTTGATTTTTAAAGAACTAGCAAAGTGTCCGATAATTTTTTGTGTCTTATCTGCACAGGAGTCATCCATACAGTACAGTAAGTCGTTAACCCAAACAAGTTCAGAATTGCATCCTGGACAGTTGCTAGGCGGTAAAATTTCTTTCAAGTTACTTCTTCCCTAAAAAGTAGACGTATATTATACAAAAATCAACGGATAATGTCAAGATCTATTTTTCTATACGTCTTGTAATTCTCGGTATTATATCGCCTGACCGTATAACTTCTACATTACAGCCTATCTCTAGGTCTAATGAACGAATATAATCTATATTATGGAGAGTTGCTTTAGATATTTTTGCACCGTCAATATAGACAGGCTCTAGTATTGCTACGGGAGAAACTACACCACTCTTTCCAGTTTGCCAAACAACATCTAGCAACTTAGTTTGTACACCCTCTTTTCTTTCTTTTAGAGCAAATGAGCCCCTAGGGTGATGAGAGGTTGTGCCCTCTCTTTCATATATACTATTACTTTCTATACGAAAAACTTTTCCATCTTGAGGAAACTGCTCATACGTGCTGTCTAAAATCGTAGTAAATCCCAGCTCTCGTATAGCTTTCATATCTTTGGAAAAAGTATCTTCTATAAAAGGGTAACACCCATGAACAACAAAGGACAGCTCGCGGGAGACAAACTCAGTTATGCTTTTCAAGTTAAGGGAACCTGCCGCATAGTTTCTAGAGTTTGGTATATTTTTGGGAGATACTACTTCTCCCGTGAGCTGTATAAGACCGTTATAACCAATCCTAATCGGAACAAGTTTTTTTGCAACAAATTTATCAGTAATATCTAAGCCTTCTAGGCCGTTT